CGAACATCGAGGCGAAGGCGTCCTTGATCTGCGTGCCGATGGCGGCGGCAAGCGGATCGACGACCTCGCGCACGCTCGCGAGTTCGTTCTTCCACGCCTGCACACGGGCCACGGCCTCCGGCCCGATTGTCCGTGCGGCCTGTTCCATCAACGGAAGCAGCTGCTCCATCTCCTGCGCAGCCTTCTGATGGGCGTCTGCGATCGCCTGCTGCGCCTGCGCGGTGCTTATCAGGCCCTGCTCGCGCTGGATGGCGGCGGATTGCTCTGCGTTGCGCATCGTCTCAAGAGCCAAACGCCAGCGCGACTCCAGCGCCGTCAGATCAGCTTCCGCGACCTTGATATCGATTAGCCGCTGCGCGAGTTGCGCGCCCTCCGCATCCTGAGCTAGTCGGGCCACGGTATCGCGCAGGGCGCGCTCGACAGCCGCGCGCCTCATCTCGGGCGTGTCGGTGCCCTCGGCCTGGGCGATCGCCAGCTTGGCATCCTCCACCGCGTCTCGGATTTCGCGCAACGCCTTTTCGCGGTCGATCTGCAGCCTGAACTTCGCCGCGACTTCCTTGCCGTTCAGTGCGTCAAGCTCTGCGCGCAGCTCCCCGGCCTTGGCGCGCGCGTCGTTGAGCTTGTCGGCGATCTCGGCGCGCTGGTTGGCGTCCTTCGGCTTGACTTGAGAAAGCCGCGCGATCAGGTCTTCCTGCGCAGAGAGTTCTCGCGTGAGCTTCTCCCGCTCGGTTGCGAATGCCTGGGCGTCGATCGATTCCTTTGCCTTCCAATAGGCGGACACGCTCACAAGCCGCCCGGCCAGTGCCGACTCGACGATGTCGCTCTGCGTCTTGAGCGCCTCCTGCATGGCACGAATGTCGTCCTCCATCGGCTTCTTGAGGTCCGGCAGCCTTGTGACGGTCGACAGCTTCTTCGACAGGATTCCCTCCATTTCCTGCTGCTGCTTGAGCACGAGCTCGCGCCGGGCCTCCTGAAATTCCTTCGTGAATGCCTTGCGGGCCGCCTCGTCCTTGAGCGTTGCGAGCTTGTCCTGATAGGCCTGTTCAAGCTGCAGGAGCTCCTGCTTGTGCTTCTCGCGCAGGCGCGTCTCGTAGGCGAGATCGGCAGTCAGACGCGCGAAGGCCGCAGGGTCTGCAAGGCGCTTTGGCGTTGCGGACGCGCCCTTTGCGGCTGCTGCCGTCGCAGCAGCAAGCGCCGTCTGCGCATCCTTCGCCCGGTCGATGCCGCGCAGCCTGTCGACAAGCTGAAAAACCGGCGTGAGCAGGTCGGTGATGGCGTCGCGCACTTTCAGGAATTCGATCACCCAATCCGTGATCTCATAGGCCCCGAAGAACACGAGACCGAGCAGACCGGCCCTGCCGGCAAGCGAGAGCGTTTCCAGCTTTTTCATGGCCGCGCCGGCCATGAGCCCAAGCATGACAGCGTTGACGCCAGCCAGTGCAGTGCGAATGGCGGCAACCGCCGCAGCCGCGCGGCTCATGGCAATCACGAAGGCACCAATCGCAGCACCCGCGAACACCTCGGCGGCCACCCTGCCAAGCGCGACCAGTCCATCGACCAGCACCCGCACCGCCTTAGCCGCCGTATCCGCATGGCCTGCGAGCGCACGCACCGCATCGGAAAGCCCGGTGGCCTGCTGCTCGAACTCGCGCCCGAATGCGCGCGAAAGCTCATTGCGCAGCACCTGCATCGACTGCGACATGCCAAGCGGCACCTTCGCCGCCTGACCGGCCAGCTTGTCGATCGCGGGCAGCAGGGCATTGCCGAAGGCCTGGCTGGTAAGCAGGCCCTGCTCGGCCATCTGGCGCAGCTCGCCGGTGGTCTTGCCCATCTGCTCCGCCACCGCGCGCATCAGCGGCTCGGCGTTCTCCAACATGGAGCGCAGTTCGTCGCCGCCGACCTTGCCGGAGCCCATCGCCTGGGAGAATTGCAGCAGCACGGAGGATGTCTCCGCAGCCGTCGCGCCGGAGAGCTTGAGCGAGGCGGCCAGGCCATCGAGCATCTTCAGCGTCTCGGCACTGCCGCCGCCCATCTGCCGGATGACCGGATTCAGGCGCGCGAAGGCCTTGGCCGTCTCCTCCACGGCCGCGCCGTAGCGGTTGGCAATCTCGAAGACGCCAGCCTGGGCCTTGGCGAACTCGGCCGCGTCCGCCGTGGCGATCTTGAGCCGCGCGGAGAGCTGGCGCACGCCGTCTGCGGCCTCGATGATGGCCTGCGCTCCGCGCATGGCCTGCATGACGCTGAAATAGCCCAGCAGCGCATTGCGCGCCTCGGCCAGCTGGCTGGAGATCGACTTCAATGCCGTGCGCGTGGCGCCGAACGCGCCTGCGCCGGCCTCGGCGGCGCGCTTCATGTCGGCGGCGAAGACGCGCAGCTGCTCGCGGGAAATGGCCAGATTGCCTGACATCTCCCGGTTGTCCAGGGACAGCTTGATGCCGATCGTCAGATTGCTTACGCTGGCCACATGCGCACCCTTGCCATCATGTTCTTCGCCGCCTCCGCGCCCCTCGCCGTGCTGGGCGGATCATTTGCCGGCGCGTTGGCCTTCGCCGCCATCGCGCTCGCGCTCGTTTTTACCCGCTGACCTCCTTCAGCCACCGCTCCCAGTCGCGCCTCTCCGCTTGCGCCACGCGGGCGGCTACCGCCGCATCCAGCAGGCGTTGACGGCGCATCATCTGCGCCGCCGTGAGAAAGTCCCGCGCCTCCGTCCAGGCCATCTCCATCACGTCCCGGTAGCCGAACCCTGCGTCGACGAGTCCTGCGACCCACTCGTGCCACCAGAGGCGGCCTGCGCCATCCGCTGCGCCGCCGCGGTGACGATCGGCAGCACACGCCGGACGAAAAAATCCGCGTTGACCTCCAGCACGCGGGCGGCCAGCGTGGCGAGCACGTCTGGCGTCTGCTCCTCCAGCCACGCGCGCTCCACACGGGCCCCGATCACCGTGGCTTCGATGATCCCGTCGGCGTGCCGCATCATCGCGGCAGCAAGATCACCGGCGGCGAGCTCCGTTGCGATCGGCTCGATCGCCCGCAGAAACCGCGGCAGGTCGCGCACGCGCACCGGCTCGATGCGGTCCAGATCCATCACGACCCCACCAGATAGATCGCCGGCGCCACACCGGTGCCGGCCGTGAACGTCGCCGGCGCCGGGCTGGCGAGTGTCGAGCCGCTGCCGGCTGCGTACAGATGCGTGATCATGGTCGTGTTGTTGACGCTCCGACCGAGCGCCGGCTGGACCGAGCCCACTGCCAGCGCGCGCAGTACGGCGGCCGCTGCGCAGATCACGCTCGCCCAGTAGATGGTCCCGGGCTGCAGCGTGTAGCTCAGTGTCCCCGTCTTGTCGCCCGTGGTGCCGGTGTCAAGCCCCGTTACGGACGCGAGCAGCTGATCCGGTTCGTCGCTGCCGGAAACGACGCGGTTGCTGTATAGGCCGACGGATGCCAATCCTGTTGCAGCGGTCGTCACCGAGATACGCAGGCCCGTCAGCGTGATCTTGCGCGCGACCACCAGAGGAATCCAGTACTGACGCGAGGACGTCATCGTGATGGTCGACAGCGCGGTGCCGTTGACGTCTCCGGCGATTTTCGGGGTGGCCGTGCGGATGGGCCAGCACATCGTCTGGTCGAGGCCGCGCATCATGATGTCGGTGTAACTGTTCACCGATAGCCCCAGCGCCATGCGGTTCTCGTCGGTCAGCAGATACGGCTCGGCCACCCGCAGCTGGCTGGCGATTGCCGCCGAGTCGATCTGCGCTCGCGTGCCGCGTTTGAACTGGATTATTGCCACGTCTTGTCCCCCTGATGTGATGTTCCCTGCCGACCAGTCGTCCAGCGTCGGAAGTGGGCTACCAGAATCAGACCGGGCGACGATTGCTGCCTTGCCGGAAGCAAGCGCGGTATCCGTCGCCGTCAGTTGTGTCGTATTGTTGACGAGCAGCCTGAGCGTGCTGCCTTCGCATTCAAGGGCGAGCGTGAAAGGGGCGCTCGGCGAGTATGTCGTGCTCGCCAGTACAGTCCGTGTACCGTTGACGACCTTGGCGATCCTGAGTTCTGGCGTTCCCGTGTTGATCCATATCGCCTCGTAGAGCGAATGGTTCGGCTCATTCACTCCGTTCCAGCGGCACCCGACACCACCAAGCGTGCTGGTCCCCCATCCAATCCCAGTCGCATCGACCGTGACCTCGGCATACTGATCATTCCCGAGCGTGTTCGCTATCCAGGCGGCCGCGAGATATTCACCGGCGGCGTTTGTCCCACGCACCTTATTTGATCTAACGACAACATCCCCCCAGCCCGGCGCGATCTGCTGCCAGTTAGGCGACCCGAGCGTCTCGTCCGCCCGGTTGAAGTTGTCGCTCACTACCTGCTGGCGCGGCATCTCATCTGCCCCACATATCCGGCGGCGTCCACGCACGCGTCCGGCGAGCACGACGGGCGGCGCGTTGCGCCTCGTCTTCTGCCGTGCGGTACATGCGCGCTACACCGTTGGTATCAAGATCGAGCGCAACGATGCGCTGAGGCAGCAGCCCGGCCAGGTACAGCAGCCAGTCCTCGTCGAGACCGTACAGCAGCGTGGCGGCGCGCACGGCATAGGCCGTCCCCTCGCGCGACCCGCACTCGATCTGCGACAGATACTGGTCGCTCATCGGCATTCCCCGTCGCGCCAGCTCGCGCGTCACGTCGGCGAGCGACCAGCGCCGCTGCGTGCGCTGCTGTCGCAGGATCTCGCCCAGCCGGCTCATGACGCCTGCTGCAGGCGCGAGGCGATGTAACGGATGTGCTCCCGCAGACGCTGCGCGTCTGCCTCGATCTGCGCGATGCGCTGCGCGTTTCCTTCCCTCAGCGCCCTGATGCTCTTGCGATCAAGCTCGTCCAGCTCGTCGATGATGTCCTGCTGCCAGGTCTGCGCGTCCTGCATCGTGGCGATGGCGTCTGCTGGTGCGCCGTCGGCGGCAGGGTCCGCGCCCGTGCGCGGCACGCGCTGTGCGATGGCGCGGCCGTCCTCGTCAGTGCCCGCGATCCAGTACCAGACCGGAACGTCGCTCATGTGCAGTGCCTCCCGTCAGGATCGAACGGATCGAGCAGTTCTGTGCATATCCATCGCGCAAGATCGCCGCGCCAGCCGTCATTCACCGCAGACCAGCGCGCGAGCCGCTTGCTCGTCGTCCATTCGCGCGGCAGCTCGGCGAAGACGATCGTGCCGTGGACGACGTTGACGATGCCGTCGAGCAGCAGCCCGAAGTAGAGCAGCGGGTACCCGATGGCCTTCGCCGCGGGCGTGAGGCGCCCCTGCCGGCGCGCAGTATCAAGGTGCATGACGGCCAGGTACAGCGGCCATAACGCCAGCGGGAGCAGCAGCGCCGCCACGGTCAGCAGCGCGCGCATCAGAAGGTGCCCCCGTCGACCACGTTGACGTCGAGCGTCACGAATGCGTTGCCGGCGTCCTTTGTCCACGACATTGACGGCCCCATTCGCAGAACGCCGTTGGTGCCATCGGTGCCCCACAGGTAGCCGCTGGTTCCACCCGAGACGACGGCCACCTTCTCATCCGACGAGCCCGCCGGGATATTCAACGCCGTCTTGAAGGCGTCGAAAGTGATCTTCTTCTCTTTCTGAGCCGCCGCCTCGCTGGCATCGTGCATGATGATGAGGTCGGCGGTGCCGTCCACTGACGGCATGGTGGCAAGCTGGTCGATGGCAGGCGTGACCGGAACGCGCGTGGTCGGATCCTTCGCCACGTGCAGGTTGCCGCGGTCGAGCGTGACGAACGGCTCTCCGGCGAGCATGCCGCTCGTCGGCAGGTTGCTATGGTTTCCGCGCCGCAGTTGCAAGCGTGCCATGTTGTTGTCCCCTTCAGAAGGTGCCGGCGTCCAGGGTGCCGGTCATGTGCCCCAGGTCGAAAACGTCAACCTCGAACCCGTGCGGGTCGTAGATGAGCTTCTTCATGTCACCGTCGCCGCCCGGTCCCGGAAGCCCAGGCACGCCGACCTTTACGGTCGTGGGCTCGCGCACGACGATCTTCACGACATCAGTCATGGCTCATGTCCTCCAGCACAACAAGCGTGTCCTGCTCGTAGGTGCGGCGCAGGCTGCTGGCATGCGTGACCTCAAGGTCGAAGCGGTAGCTGCCCGGCGCAAGCCCGGTCGCCGAATACGGCACGGTCATGTCGATGCGACCGGCAGCCGGCGTGATCGTGATCCTGCCGTCCGTGGTGGAGGCCGAGACGACGACGTTGCCGGCCTGGTCGCGCACCTGCAGCCGGGCGGTGGCTCCGGTCAGGTCGATCGCAGCGCCGGCCTCGTCCGTGAGCAGCCACGCGCGCGTCCACGTGTCGCCGCGATACAGCTTGACGGCCACACGCGCCTCATCACGAGCCGGCCTGGATTACACGACCGAACAGCCCGAGCGGTCCGGTGTCGCTCTTGGTGACGTCGGCCAACACGCGACCATTAAGCGAGAACTTCTGCACGTCGTCGCCCACCAGCGCGAAATCCTGCGCCGGAGAAAGCTGCACGCGGTACAGATCGACGATCACGCGCGCGTTGTTGTTCGCGGTGTTGAGACCATCGAAGCGCAGCCAGACCTCCGGCTGCCCGGTCTTGAACATCGCGATCCGCTTCGCCGCGCCGTAGGCGTAGTCGACCTTGAATGGTTGCGTGAACGTGCCGACGTTCAGAAACTCGATCGCACCCTGCTCTGCGTGCACCTTGTAGTGCGTGCCAGCCGTCAGCGTCGCGGGAGAGGCGGCCGAGTCCTTGACCACCACCGATGAAACGAACTGGTTCGCCAGCAGGTAGATGTCGCCAGCAGCCGCGCCGGTGGGCAACGTCTCGGCAGTGACGTTGCCGGACGCGACGCTGGTCGTCTGTCCGTACAGCGTCAGTTCGAGGTTCTGGACGCTGAAGTCCTCCACCGTCGCATTGAACTCGCCGTCCTTGCCGCGGATGAGCTGCAGGTCGGTCAGGCGCTGGCCGGAGTAGGACTCCTTGTGCTCGATCGTGTCGATCTTCAGCGACACGCGCAGCTCCGGCACGTTGCCGAGCCAGCGCATCGCCAGCGGGTTGCCAGACGTGTCGCGGTTGGCGATGTAGACGCGACCTTGTCCAGAGAAATACGGCATCTTCAGTCTCCCTTGCGGTTACGTTTGCGGGTCTGCGGCTCGGAAGAAGCGTCCGGCTCGGCCTCGGTCGCCGCCCCTCGGGCGATCAGCGCCCCTGCGCTGTCCTCGGGCAGCTCCAGCACCGACCCGGGCGGGTAATCCTGGCCCTCGTGCGTGTGCGGCTGTAACACGACGACTCTCATGGCTCGATTCCCTGCACCACCGCCGCCACCTCGAAGGCGATCGGGTACAGCAGCAGACCGGCTTCGTACACGGGCGCCGGCGGATCGATGAGCTGCATGCGCTGCAAGCCGGCCCTGGGCTGCCAGCCCATCAGCGCCGCCATGCACGCGGCCACCAGGTCCGCGCCCGCGGCGCGCGCGGCGGACCCGTCGGCCACGGCGGCGACGTTGCGGACCGCCACCACCACCAGCCAGCGGCTGGCGATACGCGAGACGCGACCGAACCCGGTGGTCTCGAGCACGCGATAGCCGTCGGCGATGACGAACGCCGCGGGCAGCCGTTTGCCCGCGACATCCTCCGCCCCCAGAGCCACCGCGCCGTGCACGCCGGCCAGCTCCGGCACGGAGGCGGCCAGGCGATCGCGGATCAGCGGCTCCAGATCCAGCATCACGGACCCTGATAGCCGGCGGTGGCGGTGCGGTCCATGGTCCGGGCAGGTGCCGCATACGCCACGCCCTCGGCCGACGGCTGCTGGGCGGCGGGCAGGCCGAGCGAGACCTGGCCGCGCGCAATCGCATCGAGCAGCCGCCGCGCGTCCTCGTAGCGGCGGCGCACCTCGTCACTGGCGCGGTCCTCCCAGAGCCTGAAGCGCGCGATGTCGCAGGCCAGTCGAGCGATGACCGCAGGCACGGCGGGCAGCGGCAGCGCATACCGCGTCCCGAGATACGTGTCGATCTCGGCGTCGGCGTCCGCCAGCGCCCGCGCCACGACCGTCGCGTCCGGCACGCCGGCGCCAGCGCGGTCGGTCAGCTGGGCGAGCTCCTCCGCCCCGAATCGGTCGGCAAGATCGGCCAGCGTGGCGTATGCCATCGGCGTCCTGCATCAGCGTTTGCGGCGCGCAGGCTGCGCGTCGGCAGCCGGATCGTCTTGCGTCTGCGCGGACGGCTCGGCGCACGCAGCCGCGATGAGCTGCGCGGCCTGCTCGTCGGGCATCTCGACGACGGCGCCGCTCGGCAGTCGCCGGCCGTCGTGCTCGACGTGATCGACCAGGATCCGCACCAGCATCACGCCACCGCGTTGGTGATCAGGAAGCCGGCGTCGGCGCCGGCGATGACAGGCGCCACGTCATCGACGATCTGATACACCCAGCTGCGGGATCCGCGGTCCTGATAGGGCTCCTCGACCACCGGCGAGTCGCTCAGCCGGTAGGTGTAGCCGTAGGACGGCTCTTCGGCGTCGGCCAGGCTGCCGGTGGTCGTGTAGGCGAGGATCGCGTCCTTGCCCCAGACGTCGTCCATGGCGCCGGCGGCGGTCTGATAGACGGCGTCGCCGACGACCACCCGCTCCAGCCCGAAAAGCTGCGCCAGCAGCTCCGGCGTGGCCACGTCGCGCGAGGTGTACTTGATCCGGTCGGTGATGGCTGCATGCGTGCGCAGAGCCGCGAAGACCTTGGCGCCCATCAGCATCGTGTTCGGGCGGACGCCGACCTGGGTGCGCACGGCCTCCTTGTAGCTCTCCACCGCAGCCAGCGGATTGGACGCCGGGTCGGACCACTGGCTGGTGCCCGACAGCGTCACCTTGTTGCTGGCGCCGTAGTTGGCTGGATTGCGCGCCAGATCGGCCTGCGCCTTCTCCAGGCGCAGACCGATGATGTTCTGCCCGCGCCGCACCGCCTTCGCGCCCAGGTCTACGCCTGGCACGGCGGCGGCGTCTTCCATCAGCTCGTACGGCACGCCTTCTTCGATCGCGTGGTTCTCGAGCGCATAGGTCTTGCTGCTGTACGCCGTGGCAATGCGCACGACGTTGGCACCCGGCGCGCGGGCCGTGTTGTACAGGCGGAAGTGCTCCTTGCCGAACTCGATGATGCGGCCGCCGCGCTGGCCCACCGGCACGTAAGGGAACAGCGCGAGGCCGGCGAATGCCGGGTTGCGGTAGCCGCGCGCGACCTCGGTGAGCACCGGGTCGATGACGCGCGCCTGCTGGGTGGTCATTTGGGGCATCTTGGATCTCCCTTTGCGCTACGGTTATGCCGCGTTCGATACCAGCAGCACCTCGACCAGCTCGCCGGCGGCCGAGGCCGCGGCCAGGGCGATGCCCAGGCGCGCGCCGCTGGTGGCCCACGGCACGGCGCGGCCCTGGGCGTCGGACTTGACGGTGGCGCCGGCGGTGATCGCCGCGCCGGCCTCCACCGAGACGGTGCCGATGGCCACCACGGGGACTTTGTCTCCGGCGGTGGCGGCGTTCAGCGCCACGCCGATGGCGTTGGCATCCGCGCCGGCCTGCGCGCCGGCCGCGGTGACGAAGCGGTGCGCGGCGATGGTGCCGGCTGCGGTCATGGTCAGCGTCAATGCGCTGCGATATTGGCTCATGGCGGTCTCCTGGGTTCAGGCGGCGCGCTCGACGGCGCGCGCGGCGGTGAGGATGTCGACTCCCGGGTGCTGCGCCTGATAGGCGCGGGCGCGGCTCCACAGATCCAGCCCGCGCTCCGACAGGCGATAGCCGTGCGGCAGACGCGGCGGCGGCGGCGCGTCGGCGGCGGCCGGGCCGGCGCGTTCGGCCATCTCCACGCGCGCCGGCAGGCGCGCCAGGAAGCCGCGCAGGAGGTCCAGCGCGGGTTGAGCGCCGCCCTCGGCCAACGTGACGGCCTCGGCCTGTGCCAGGCGCTCCATCACCGCCACGAGCGACGCGCATTCGGCCGGCAGCACACGGCCGGCGCGTACGTGGGCGTCGAGCTCGGCGGCATAGGCGGCGCGCGCCAGCTCGCGCTCGCGCGCGGCGATGGCGGCCTCGCGCTCGGCGAGCCGCCGCTCGCGTTCGGCGGCGGCCACGGAGGGGTCGGTCTCACTCATGCTTTGCTCCTTCGGGTTGCGGTGCTGCACGCGCTCGCGCAGCGTCACGGTTACGATCTGGCCGTCGGCCACGGCGGCCAGTTGCACAGGCGCCAGGCCCTTGACGGCCGGCGCTGCCGCGCCCAAAAAGCCCAGATGCTTCAGCGCCCAGACGCCCGGCGTCGGATTGCCCGGCGCATCCGGCGTCCACAGGGCCACCGATACGGCCTGATAGCGGCGGCTGCGCACGAGGTCGGCCATCTCCGGCAGCAGCTCGACATCCAGCCACAGCCCGTCGGCCTGCGCCGACGCCCCAAGAACCCAGCCCCATGCCGGGTCGTCGGTCTCCGGGTGCCCAATCACCACAGGCGCCCGGTAGCGCGCCGGATCGTAGGCGCTGGCGGTCGCCGCGATGTCCTCCGGCGTGATGGTCAGGTCGACCGGGTCGGCCGGCCAGGTGCCCGGGGCCAGTGCGTGGATGCGCGCAGGCACGAGATCAGGCGCGGGCAAGCGGGCCGCGTGCTGCGCGGCCTGCTCGGCGGCCATGGACGGATGCGAGTACATGCCGGCATCGTGCATGCGCCGGCCGGCGTGGTTAAGCACGACGGGCGTCGCGGCACGTTTGGGGCCGGGCCGCCAGAACGGCCTAGGAACGATTTTGCGGGGCGGGTGGCATCCGAGTACCACCCGCGCACCGATCGCGGCTCAGCGGCCCGTCCAAACCGTTTGCAAATGGGGTCTGGTGGCGGCGCGAAGCGCTGTCCGATGCCCCGGTCTGGCCGTGGGCGGTCGCGGCGCGGACGCCGTCACTCGGCCGCCCGCATCAACGCGCGCGCAGGTGCGCGGCCAGCAGCTGCAGCACCGATGTCCGGTCCGCGTCGGACAGCCCCAGGAACGGCCGCGGCGGGATGTCGCCCCATGGGATGGGCGCGCCACGGCGGGTGCGGCCGAACTGGCCCTTGCGCGCACCGAACTGTTGCGTGGCGGCGTATGCGAGGCTCGATCCGACCTCGACGCCGCGCGGGATGAGCCTGTAAGCGATCTCGGAGGACAGCCGCCGGGTCTCGCCGATGAGGGGTTTCTTCGCGGCGGCCCGCGCCTGCCCGCGCTTCGTGAGCCCGCCGCCGCGGCGGAACGAGCCGCCGAAGCGAGAAAGGTAGCGCAGCACCGTGACGGGGCTGTTGGGCGCCCAAGGGGTGCCATCGGGCGCGCGGCCCGTGGCGAAGCGCTGTCGGGTCGACGCGACCAGCAGCTCGCCGATGTCGCGCAGCGCCGGGGCGGGATCCTGCACGCGCCTAAGGAGCTCGCTCAGGGCGGCGCGCACCGCCTGGTCGTCGATTTCAATGCGGATCAAGTGCTATCCTCATTCCTGCGTGGCCGGGTGCATCCCGTCGTCGTGGTCATACCACGAAGCGTTACGGACGTCTGATGGGGGGACGGCCACGTATCCACAGCGTTTGCAGCGCGAGCATGCGGCGCCTTGCACGCACCTCGAACGCGGCCCAGTACTCCAGATCGCCGAAGCGCTTGACGAGGCGCACCACGGGACGACCTATACCAGACGTGCCTCCGTATTCGAGGCGGTCCGCCTCGGCAATGAGGCGTGGCAACAACGCATAGTCCTCGACCGTGACGCCGGTCTGTCCCGACCTGGCTTCCGCCGCGTCATCGCCGTGATCCTTGGCCACCTTGCGCACGGTCGACGCATCGATCGTCCAGTCATAGATCTGGCTGCGCACCGCTTCGACCCCCGTCATATCGGCGATCGCGCGCGCTTCGGCCTGCGTGAGCAGCCCAAGCGTCTGATACTGCTGCACGATGACCGGCCCCGGAATCGCGGCGTCGTTGCGCACGCCGAGCGCGCGCTCGGCGTAACGGCGCGCCGCCTCGGCGGTACCCGGCAAGCGGCGGATTGCCAGGGCAAGCGCATCGCGCATGCGCTCCGGCACTTCGCTCATGTACGCCTTGGCCATCTCATAGGGCCAGGCGATGGTCTTGGCGGCCACGGCACGCGCGATTTCGTCGGCCACCGTCGCCCCCGGCATATATCCCCATCCGCGGTCGACGCCCGCCGGCTCGCCGTTCGGTCCGGTCTCGAGCCAGGACGGATCGAGCGGCTTGTCTGGATTGCCGCCGATCAACCTCGCGCCGGCCCGGCCGTTGGCTCCCACCACACTGCACCGGCACCCCCAGCCATTGGGCGGATAGTGCGTCTGCCAGAAGGGATGATCGGCCGGCAGCGTGAGACCGTCCCAGGCCAGGTGCAGCGGCCGCGGATGCAGCACCGAGTCCGAATGCCGGTACACCCACAGTGCAAAGCCGCCCTGCTTGAGCTGCGCAAGCCGCCCGGCGGCGTAGCTCGTGGCGGCATTCGTCGTGTAGATCACGCGCGTGCGCCAGTTGCGCGGGCCGCGGTAGGACCAGCCGTGTCGCTCGACGATGGCGTCGAACTGCGCGCGGAACCACTCGATGCCCCTGCCGTCGGCGATCGCACCATCGACGGCGCCCGCCAGGTCCGCGAGTAGATCGGCCTTGGCCGCGCCGGCCACCATGAAGGCGCGGTCGTGGGCTGCCTTCCAGATGTCGTCCCAGCGCTCGGTGGGCACCAGATTGCCCAGCTTGCCGCGGAAGAAGGCGAGCTGCTCGTCGAAGGGCCGGCGGAATACGCCGGCGACGGCCGGATCATCGGTGGATGCGCTCATGCGCCCGCTCCCAGTCGTCGCGACAGCTCACGTCGCACCAGCGCAGCGGCGCACGCACGGGCTCGCCGCACCACAGGCATCGACCCGTGGGCTGCGGCCCTGCGCGCCGGCGCAACTGCAGCAGCCGCCCCATCTCGATGGCGATCCGTTCGTCGGCGATATCCGCCTCATCCACCGGAAGACTCCGCGCGCACGTCGAACCGGCCCGCGAGATCCGCCACCGCGAAGGCGGCCTGCATGACGCGCGCCACGTCCTCCGATGGCAGATCGCCATACGCAGCGAGCAAAGAATCGCGCAGTTCTTGCAGCGACTGCGCCTGCTCGACGAGCGCGCGAATGCGATCGAGCCAGTCGGCAAGCATCGGCGCGGCCGCCAGCTCGATCCGATCTGCCAGCAGATCGGCCGGATGCTGCGTGCCCGCAGGCTCGGCAGCACGGACCTCGGATGCCGCGCCGCGCCCGGCCTGCTCGCGCGCCGACACTGCGGTTGCGCCCGCCTCGGGGGGCGTTTGCGCCGCATTTGCGGCCGCCGTGTAGTCGTCGCCGTAGATGCGCGCCGCCGCCTCGGGCTTCAGATGCCAGCCGATGCGCGCGAGGATCTCGTCGCGCTGGGCACGTGACAGCAGATCCTCCGGGTCGTCCATCTCGCGGTAGATGCGCGGGTACGCCGCGCCGGGCAGCTCGTAGTCGACGAGCCACCGCACCCACGTGTGGTTGGCGCTCTCGCAGACGAGATCGGCGTCCGCGGCCACGATGTCCTCGCGCACGTCCCAGTGCACCTGCGCCTGCGCGCGCGAGCTGCCGTCCTCGGTGGTCATGGTCTGGCCGAGCACGATCTTGGCGATCGCCCTGTCCCAGTAGCCCATCCATTCGCCGTAGCTGGCGGTGCCGCCGCGCGATGCCTCGATCAGCTCGATGGCCATGCCCTCGGGCAGGATCACGCCGGCATCGGTCTGGATGGCCTGCACCGCCTCCAGCAGCCGCGCGCGCTCGCCGGCGTCGGTGCCGGCCGGAAATCTTCCGACCGCGGTCGGCGCGCCGAACTTTTCCAGGAACGTCGCCCAGAACCGCGCGCCCTGGCGTTTGAACCAGACCGGCCAGTACAGCGCCTGCGCGAGGCCGCGTCCGTAGGGCTCGTCGTGGTGGCTCGCGCCCACCGCCGCCACCCAGAACTTGCGCTGCGGCACGCGCTCGCCGTGCGGTCTGCTGCTGGTGCGCAGCAGCAGCGCGCCGTCCGGCGCGAAGGCAAAGCGCGCGCGGTCGCGCACGCGGATGTCCTCGATCGCGATCCCGTCGCGGTCGACCGCCCACATGATCTCGGCCACGGCGAACCCGTAGAACCGCGCGTACAGCATCTGGTCGCTGACGGCGTCCCAGTCCACCCGCTCGAGCGTGGCGCGGACGAGCTCAGCCGCCTGGCGGTCGACGCGCCGCTCGCCGCCCGGCTCGACGGCCCACGGCCGGCGCACCACGGCCATGCGCCGCTGCGCGAAGGTGGCTGCCACCTGGTCGTCGCGCAGCAGCTCCTCGTAGCCGCGCCAGCCGCCGGCCACCGGCAACACGCGGTCGGTCGGCGGCAGCCACGGCAGCGCATCGACGTAGCCGCGCGTGATGTCGCGGCCGTCGCGCGTGGTGGCGATCTCCGTGAGGTCGGGTCGACGATCAGTAGCCATGCGATACGCTCCTCGCGGTGCCCCAGCCGCGGCCCGTGGGCTCGAGCGCGGCCAGGCGCGCGCGCTCGGCAGGCACAGCCGACGCCCAGAGGCTGTAGTCTGGGCGCTCGGTCTGCGCGGCCGAGCAGGCCAGCGCCAGCGCCCAGAAGCGGTCGGCGTGGCCTGCCTCGGTGCGCTCGGCCACCAGCCGCGGGTTGCCGTTCGGCCCGGCCACGCGCTGCACGCTGTGCAGATCCGCGCGCAGCGCCTGGTGTCCCACTGGCAGACGCAGCCGCCGGTCTTCCATGCGTTCCTTGAGGGCCGTGGCCATGTCGAGCTTGCGCGCAGGCGCGAACAGCACGCCCTCGATGCGGTACTGCCCATGCCGCCGCCGCGCCTCCTCCACCGGCATCTCGCCCAGACCGGTCTGGTCGAGGGCGGCGCGGATCACCCGGTAGTCGCGCATCACCCTGTCGAGTTCGGCAAGCTGCGCGCTGAAGCTCGTCGCGCGCAATTCGAGCAATTCGCGCAGCCACAGCACGTCGCCCACCTCTTCGAGCACGGCGATCACGGTCAGGTCGCCACGGGCGGCGAAGTCCATGCCCACGTAGCACGGGCCGCCCTGGTAGGCACCGGGGCGCTCCCCTCTCCCCTGGGGAGAGGGGCCGGCGGTGAGGGTGCATTCGGCATCCTCGCAGCCGTCGATCAGGTCGTACGGCAGCCAGGCGGTCGCCTCATCGACGAACTGGCACTCGAACTCCTGCGCCCAGGCGATGGGGTCGGCCATGGCGCGCTTGAGCTCCTCGACATTGCGCGGCAGGCCATCGGCCACCGCGTCGTAGATCGTGACCACATGGCGCGAAAACAGCCCGTCGGGCTGCGTCATGATCTCGTAGAACTTGTTGCCCTTGCCGTTCGGCGTGGAAATCACCCGCAGCTTCAGATCCGGCCGCGACACCACCGGCAGAAGCGCCGTCCAGATGGCGCGGGAATCCTGGTGGTGGGCGAATTCGTCCAGGATCAGGTTGTCGCTCATGCCGCGCGCCGTGGAAGGCTTGCTCGCCACCGCGCGGATGTAGCTGCCACGGCTGCCGATGCGCACCATGTGCGCCATTTCGTCGGCCTCGAAGGGCACGTCCAGCGCCTCGAACGCCGCGCCGATGGCACGCAGGTGCAGCTTGACGCCGTTGTCCATGGCGTCCAGCGCCCTATCGCGCGACACGGAGAGGATCGTCCAGCGGGAGGCGCGCCCTTCGGCCTCGGCCTCCAGCACGTCCAGCACCGCCTCCAGCGTGGTCGTGAAAGTCTTGCCCGTCTGCCGCGACCACATCCCCGCCTTGAACCGGCTGGCGTCGGCCAGATACCGGCGCTGGTAGGGGTAGAGGATGGGCTCAGCCGCCATAGAGCCCCTCGCGGATCGCCTGCAGAGTCGCCGCATCGAGCGTGCGGCCTTCCTTCGCGGCGGATTTCTCCACGGCGTCGAGCTTGGCCCGCAACTCCTCGGCCCACCGCTTCTGGCCGATGGACGCGCGCGAAGCCTCGGCCACCGCGCGCGCGGCGTGGGTCAGTAGCTTGACCTGCTGCGCCGGATCGGCGTCCTCGGCCTCGCGCACCGCCAGCATCGCGTCGAACAGAGCCGACTGCACCATGCGGATGACCGCCGCGGAGTGCTCGTCGGCATCGTCCGGGCTGGTCTGCGCGATCAGCCGAGCGGCTTCGGTCGACGCACGGATGGCCGCCATGCTGCGCTGGACGCGCTGGTCGTACCGATGCAGGCTGCTCTTGCTGATGGCGTAGCCCTGCGCGGCGAGCCAGGCGGCCAGCGCCTCATAGCCGCCGTGCGCCTGGTCGGCGAGCAGCCGTTCCAGCTCGGCGCGCACGGACTGCGGCAGACCGGTGACTTTCGGGCGGCGCGGCATGTCACCACCTCGGCGGGCGCGCGATGTCCGCCGGGCAGTCGGCGCGATAGTCCACCAGCGCTTCGCCCTCCGGCGTGATGTCGGCGGACCAGACAGGCCCGCTGTCGTCGATGCTGATGAGGCCGCGTTTCTTTAGGCTGACCATCTCGGCGCGGAGCTGGTCCGCGGTCACGCGCAGCGGGATGTCGCGGCACGCGCCCATGATGACCGTCTCGACGGTGCCGTATGGACGCGCGTGCCACAGGGCGGAGAGGATCACCCAGCGCAGGTACTCGCGCTCCGCGCGAGCGTGGTCGATTATGGCGTCGAGGTGTTTATCGCTCATGGCGCAGTTCCATCATCACTTCGTAGATCCGGTCGATCTTGGCGTTCAGCGAGGTGTATTCGCGGATGGCGTCTTCGCGCAGCTGGAAGCGCCGGATGTCCGCATCGCGGTCGCGCTCGATGGCGTCCAGTCGCCGGCGGGCATCCGCCAGCTCGTCGCGCAGGGTCTTGATGATCTGTTCCACCGCGCGCTGATAGCGTTCGTCGGCCTGCGCCATCTCGCGGATGGCGTCGTCGCGGCGCTGGTACTGCAGCGGCAGATTGGCGACCAGCGCCTTCATGCGCGCGTCCACCTCGTCGATACGCGCCAGGCGCTGCTCGATGTCCTGCAGCAGGCGGGCCGCGAACCAGCGCAGCAGGCCGAAGACCCCTCCCAGGACGGCCAAGGCCACCGCTACCGCCGTGGGCATGTTCAAGGCGCCCATCAATAGATCACCTTCCATCGCCGCTCGCTTCCCTGGCAGCTACCGCGTCCCGCCACAGCCTGATGGCGTCGATCCTGGCGCGGCACTGCTGGTACAGGCTTGCGACCTCGAGGGCCCAGGCGGCGACATCGGAGTCGGAGGACTCGGCTGCGGCAGCGTGGCCGGGATCGGCGGCAGCGGCGGCATCGGTTCGATCAGCGCCGGCGGCGGCAGCGGGCACGGCGCCACGGAAAGCGCTCGAGGCGTGGAGCAGCCCGCGAGCGCGAGCAGACAGGCAGGCACGGCCAGTGGTAGCGGACTGAATCGCATCTCGAATACTCCCGTGGGCGATCTCCAGCTCGGCGAGCGCGCGGTCGACGAGTTCCGTGGCCGTTTGCGCGGCGTTTTGCGCGGCTTCGAGGCGGCGCCGGGCGTCGTCCGCGGCCTTCGCCTCGCGGGCGGCGACCTCCGCTCGCATCCGCGCGATCTGCGCATCGGCCAGCCAGCCGCGCGTGGTCCAGCCGGTGGCGACGGCGACGACGATCGCGGCGGCGGCTGCCCATGCCGTCGGGTTCGGGATCACTTGTCCTCGCCGCCGCCCCTGAACCAGTAGCCGAGCGCCATGCCGAAGGAGGGCCCCAGCCCGGAGATGAAGCTCTGCACGTCCAGCCGTTCGTTCGCCAGCGCCCAGACGAGAGCGCCGACGTACACGGCGCCCAGCGCCAGCGTCGTCACCGCCTTGAAGTTGAAAACCCGATTCATTTCACTGGCTCCCCACGCACAAGGCATATTCCGCCCGCCGTCGCTTCACCAGTCCCGGCAGCTCGCGCCCGCCGGCGCGCGTCCAGCGCAGCAGCTCGCGGCATGCGCCGGCGTAGTCCGGCGGCTGCTGGCGCAGGCGCGCCACGAGCGTGGAGCGGCACGCCGCGCCGGATCCGACGTTGTAGGCCCAGGAGACGAAGGCATCCCACTCGTGCGGCGCCAGCGGCACGTCGCCGATGCACGCGGCAAGCTCGCGGGCGATGCGGTCGGCACCGACGGCGAGCATCACGACGGCACGGGGCGGCGTCACCGTGTCGCCCGGCGCGACGGGACGGCCGTCCTCGTGCCGCGTGCTGCCGAAGCCGACCGTCTGCACGCCCACACCGTCGTCGTATGCGCGCGACGAGTAGCCCTCATGCAGCGCGATCATTGCGATGACAGCCGCGCTGGCTCCCAGGCCCGCGATCGACATCCGGGTTGCGCCTTTCATCCGGCGCACTCTGCTGCATGTGCGGCCTGGATGCGCCTGCGACGATGGTCGTCAGTCCTCGCCGAAGGCGAGCAAGCCCTGCGTGGAGTCGGCGGTGCGGCTGGGCTCGCCCGATCGCGCCTCGGCCGCGAGCCGCTGCACCTGGCGCAGGTGAAGTCCCAGCCGGCGGGCGATCTCGCAGTGATTCAGCCCGGCGTCGCGCAGCTCCGCGACACGCCGCACGATGCGCGCGCGGCGCCAGGCCGCACCCATGGGCACGACGATGCGCTCGCCGCCGTAGATGCGCACCATGACGGCGGCGGCCGTGGGCCCGGCCAGCGCCACGAGCGCATGTTCTTGGGGCAGGGATCGCGGCACGTACACCGGCAGCCCGCCGAAGTTGTCCAGGAGGCGGTCGATTTCCGCCTCGGGGACGCCGGCGGCGGCGAGGGTATCAATCAGCGTGGCGATCGCTTGCCTCCATGCGCTTGAGCCCTTGCAGCAGCTCGCCGAGCGCACGCCTGATCCGCTCGCGCTCGCGCGGATCGGGCGCCGGCGCGGCCAGCGCTTCGGGCGGCCGCGGCTGCGGCAGGTGATCGAACAGCATCGCCGGCGCCGGCCATCGCACGGCGTGCGCGGCAAGCCGGCGAAACGCTTCGTTCAGCCTGGGCGCGTCGCGCGCTTCGATCCAGCCGGCACGCGCCGCCAGCGCGTCGGCCCATGCAAGCGCGCAGCCCTCGATCGCATCGGCCGCGGGCGCGCCGTCCAGGCGCAGCAGCACGAGCCGCTGCAAGCCGGCGGCCACCGCCGCGACGAGCCATGGCTCAGGCGCCCTTTGCTGCATCCTTCAGAGTCTGCAGCCGCTGCAGGGCGTCCATCGTCGCCGACCGTGGCGCCGGACTCGCCGCTTGCGCTGATCGCACGACCGGCGACGGACGCGCCTGGGCGGACGTCGATTCGATGACGCGCCGCAGATAGTTGTGGCTTGCCAGCGGGCGGGCATCGCCGGCGTCGCGTTTTGCGGTGATGGCCTCGACCGTCTGCGCGAGCGCCTCGGCCAGGACTGCCGCATCGGCGTGCAGCTCGAGCGCTTCGCGCGCCAGCCGCAGCGCCCGGTCGAACGATAGCGCGCGGCGCTCCGGACGCCACAGCCCGAGATAGGCCACGAGCGGCCGGCCAAGCTCCGCAGGCAGCGACGCGAGCAGCGCCATCAGTTCGCGCGCCGCGTCATCCTCGGACCACGCCTGAAGCGACGCCTCGGCATGGCACGCAGGGCACCTCAGCCGCAATGCAGCGCCTCCGGCGTGAGGCTGGCGAGCATGCCAGGTGGCACGTCGGCGCGATACTCGTAGCGGCCGCGCCCTGCGCGCCGGCAGTGCACCGGCACTCCATTGGCGCGCAGTTCCGCCACCGCGGAGTTCACAGCGCAGATCTGCGCGCGCTGCACGATGTCCAGCGTGCCGTGCCACTGGCCGTCGGCCAGGAGTACGAGCAGCCGCTGCAATCGGTCGCTGCGGTCGATGCGGGCGTAGTTCATGGCCGCTTGTGCGCCGCGCGACGCCGCTCGGCGTAGACCATTGCGGCGACGACCTTGCGCAGCACCTCGGCCGTGACCCACTCGATTCTCTGCACCTCATGTCCGAGCATGTGCCGCACGATGCCCAGCGCGTACGCGGGGAACGGCCAGCCGTTGGCATCGGACAGCGCCCGGATCTTGCCGATCAGCGGTGCACGCTCCTCGGATGCCCGCACCAGAGGCCCGGGCAGCGTCACGCGCGCACCATGCCGCTGCCAGTAGCGGATCACCGCCTGCAGCGCCGACACGTCCATCTGCGCGCACGAGTCCACGCCGGCCACGCGCCGCTGCACCTCGCGTCGCGTGGCGTCATCCGCCCCGCACTGCTGCGCGGCGATGTGCGCCAGCGCGATCAGCCGCCGGCGCAGGTCGTTATGTACTGGCGCGGCGCTCATTGGTCGTCTCCGGTAGCGGCGGACATCGCCATCAGGGCCGCCAGCAGCACGCCGGCGGCGAAGGCGAGCCATACCACGACGATCAGGATGACGAGGCTCATGCGGCCTCCTTTTCGAGGGGTTCGTATTCGAGTTCACCAACGCCCGCGCGGCCATCAGCTCATGCGACCTTCTGTTCGAGGGGTTCGGTGTCGGCGAGCAGCCGCTCGAGTAGGCGGTCCAGATCGCCGTCGACCGGGCGGATGACGATCTCCTCGCCGGTGTCGACGACCTGCACGCCGATGCGCCGCAGGTCGGCGCTGGCGAGTTGCGCCAGCGCGGTCTTGAGCGGCCGCTCGATCACGCGGATCAGTTGATCGGCCTGGTCCGGCAGGTGCTTGCGGATGAGCGCGCAGACGCGCGCGTCGTCGTCCCAGGTGATCGCGCCGCGACCCTTCTGGTAGCCGACGCGGATGCCCGCGAAGACGACCGTCTTCGGCCGCTCGAAAAGCTGCGGTGCGGCCGCCACGGCGGCGGCGAGCTCGTCGCGCCGCTCCTGGGCGATGGCCAGCGCGCGGCGGATCGCGGGCATGCTGGACCTGCGCAGCCTGGTCACCTCGTCTTCGAGACTTTGCACCCGGCCGGCCAGCGCCTCGCGGGCCTCCGCATAGCGGCGCGCCAGCCGTTCGATGTCTGCAATCGTCGTCATCATCGTCCTCCACGCGCGCGGCGGATCGCGCGCCACTGTTCGTCCAGTAGCCGTTGCACCTTCCGCTGCGCCGGCAGCAGCGGCAAATAGCCGTCCGAGGGCGCAGGATGCGCGGGCGTCTGCTGGGCAAGTTCGCGCCGCACCCGCTCGAACGTGCGCCGGATGTCGGTGCGGCTCGCCGGCACGTACCTGAAGTTCGGGTCGTCGATGCGTTTCATGCCTGCTCCGTTCCGTCTTCCCAGTAGATCGTCAGCCCCTCGGCCTGCGCCATGCGATACGCGATGTCGTGCAGGATCGACGCGCACTGCTTGATGATGGTCCGGTCCGGATCGGGAAGCTCGTTGGCGAGCGAATCCAGGTCGCACGCGGCGTCCGCGATCCCCTCGATGGCGTGTTCGTGCGTCATGCGGCACCCCCTTCGAGTTCGCGCCAGGCGGCCTGCACGTGCGTCGCCTCGACGGACGCGCCCTCGGCCATCATCGTCGCCAGCCGCAGCGTCTTGACGACCGCGCGCAATGCGCCAGGTCGCGCGCCGATCTCGGCGAGCAGCCCGAGCGCGCCGTTGCGCACACCGAATGCGCCGGCCACGCGCTCCACGTCTTCGCGGGTGGCGCGGCTCAGCCGCACCCGCCGGCCGATGCGCGAGTACAGGCGGTCCAGGTAGGCCGCGCGGTAGCCGCCGGTCATGCGGGCGTAGACGAGCTCGTTGCCGACAAGGGCGAGCCCCACGCCCGTGGCGTCGTGCAGCGCGCGGATGGCGTCGAGCGCGGCCACCGTCAGGTGCTGAGCCTCGTCGATGACGAGCAGCCCGCCGGTGCCGGCGATGCGCGCGACGATCGCGCGGCTCATGCGCGCCGCGCCCTGCGGCAGATCGCGCATGCCGCAGGCGATGCACACCTCCTCGAGCGAGGTGGCCACGCCGGCGGTGGCTGGGCTGACGGTGGCGATCCACACGTTGGGGTAGCGCCGCGCATACTCGCGCACCGCGGTGGTCTTGCCCAGGCCGGCGCCGCCATAGACGACGGCCACGTCGCCGGCCATCTGCGCGTAGCCCAGCGCCGCCAGCACGCGCTCGGCCGTCGGCGTGGGCACCCAGGCCGGCGCCTCCGGCATCTGCGGCTGCGCGCGCGCCTGCTCCTGCATGCCGAGCCAGCGCGAAAGCCGCTCGAGCTGACGGGCCGGGTCGGCCGGATACGTCCCGCCGAGCAGCTGCGTCAGCGTGGTCGGGCTGACGCCGATCTCGCGGGCCGCCTGCGATTGCGTGATGCCGCGCCGCTCGATCTCGGCGCGCACGCGCGCCAGGATGTCGTCGCCGCCATGGTCGGCGGCGGCTTGGGTCTTCTCGATGACTGCAAGTTGTGCCATGATT